CCATTAATAAATAAGCATAATACAAATACAAAACCTACCATTAGTGATCTCCATTTAATTTACCAATATTGGCTCTAACACTATCTTTTAATTTTTCTGTATCAATTCTAAGTCTTTCAACATCTTGCTGTAATCTATCAATATTAACTTTGTTATTCATCATGTCATCAACTCTAATTGTTAGCTTTTCTAAACCCTCAGAAATATGCTCTAATAACATAAACTGTTCTTGGTCGATTGGCTTTTGAACAGAAGCCTCTAATAAATCTTGTTCAAATAATTGATTTTTAGTCTCAAGCTGATTGAGTCTTTCAATAACTCCAAAGCTAAACCATGCACCAATAACTATAGCACTAATTAAACCTATTAGATTTCTAAGTGGTAATCCTATGTTTGTATCTTCACTAATTTTCATAATGGCTTCATACAAAATGCTAAAAATACAAATCCTAAAATCAATATTCCTGTAAAGTAATAGTTCATAATCCTACCCATATTATTTAGCTACTTTGCCTTTGTTAATACCTTTTTTAATTACATATTCTCTAGTGCCATTAGCATTAGCCTCTACTTCTTTTTTTAAATATCTAAATAAGTTCATTTCTTTTAACTTTTTTTCTGCGTGTTTTTTAAACGACTCTAAAACTTTAATATCTCTCATTTGCTACCACCAATATATCCACCTATAACACCTATCAATCCTGTTACTGACATTTTCATAAGTGTAATTACAGATTCATCTACAGGTCTATTTTCTTCTAATGCTACCCAATAATCTCCAATGATAATGACACCAAGAAGTATTAAGACACCACTTGTTATTAATAAAATTACAATATCTTTAAAGTTTTTAATCATTTCTTTTTCCTTTTTTTAGGTACATCTGAAATAAACTTATCAAAGAAGTCATCTAGTAAGCCAAAGAATTTATATAAAAATTTATCAATCATATTTTAAACCCTTTTTGCCATGATTTAACTGCCCAATAAACAGGAGTTGTATTTAATTGTTTGCCTGATCGTTTAGCTTTAGCAAGTATTGGACGAAACCTCGCCATGAATGATCTTTTTCTCGCTGGAATATTCTTTTTAATAGATAACTTCTTATCGCCAAAATTAACTTTGACTACTCTGCCTGTCTTACGATTCTTTACGAATACTTTAAACTTCTTAACATCTCCACGCATAGGTTTGTTAAGTTTTACAGTTTTATTTTTGTATTTAGCCATGAGGCATAAATATCACAAAACTATCTCTTAAAGAACCTTTTTCTCCATTCGTGGCATATGTAATTATCTTTTACAGCTTTAGCACCCCAACGACCACAGAATGATCTTTTGTTAGAATATAATCCACAGTTACCACAAGCCTCTGCTTTTAAACTTTTCTGGAATGATTGAGGTAGAGAATAATCTATGATCTCTCCATTAGGATAAAAGTTACTTCGCTTCTGTTCCACTCTCTACCAACTTTCTTAAATCTTTTACAGCATCTTCAAGTTTCTTTTGTCTTCTTAAAGCAATATCTCTTTGTATTTTTACTTGCTCTAACTCAGCTTTCATTTGATCTTTTTGTTGTCTTAGTTTTAAAAATGTATTCTCTCCAATTACTTCACTCATATTATCTTCCTTGTCCTTTGTATCTAGTTTGTTTTTGTTGTCGTTTTTCATGTTTGTTTTTGTTCTTCTTATGTTTTCCAGCACCTCTTTTTGGTGGTTTATCTCTTGGTATGAAGTGCGTGAATTTTTGTTTAGCCATTTACCTCGTCAGCTTTAGCATCAATAATTAATGGTAGAGGTTCAACAGTTTGTGTGGTGTGTATCTTATCAACCATGTTAAGTTCGTTCTTAGATAGCCATATAAGTAGCTTAGGGTCGCCTTTAAGAGCCTTTTCCCATAGTTTCTTCCTTAGACTAGCTTTACCAATGTTTTTGTTTTCTGCTACTAAATCAGCATATCTTCTTTGTAAAGTTCTAGCAGATATTCCAACAACAGAACCTATTTCTTCTTGCGTACAACCAATCTGACTAAGTTTTGCAATAACATCTTCATCTAGTTCTTTCTTAGGTCTTCCCATAGATTGTGTCTTAATTGTGTCTTTTGCCTTAGTTTTGTCGTTTTTCATAATGTGTTTATTTTAGTAATTTAGTTAGAAAAGTCCATAGTTTAGGGTTTTGTTTAAATATCTTAGTAAAGCCATTTCCTATCTCTATTGCCATTGGTTCTTCTCCCATAGTTCTAAATTTAATTTTAGATAGATGTGCAATTAAATGAAATATCTCGTGAATTATTGTGTTAAAGAGTCTTTTGCCTTTTATTCTGCTATCCAACACAATTATTTTCTTCTCGGTTTCGTAATATCCATCAAGATTTTTAAGTGGTCTAAAATGCACCCTAATTTTCTTTCTGCCATATAAAATGTGTTCTAAATGTGGCATTAATGTTTTTTAGAATTATCACTTTCAACAATAGCCTTGTAAAATTCAAGTTGCATCTTTAACCTTTTATTTTCAATAGAGAGATTAATCAATCTTTTTCTTACATACTTAAATATTCTTAATATCGCACTCATTGGTATTCTTTGAGAGGCTCATCTTTCCATTTATGTTTTAAATACTTTTTAGAGTCTTTCAACACAATGGAGTATTCTCCCCATTCTCCTATTTTTTTATACCCACTATTCACAACCTCATCTTTGCTAGACCTAGTATTTAGTATATGTGTATTAGTATTGTTATTTAGTACTTGTTGCGATAGGTGGTTGTGAGGTGGTTGCTCTGATTCTACATACTGATATTTGTCATAGTTTATAAGGTTAATAATCGTTACTTTTCGGCTAGGGTGGTTAGAGGTGGGCTGTAGGTGGTTGGTTCTAGTGCTTATCATCTTCTTACGCACAAGCCGTAGTATGAAGGTTCTCATTTCGCTATAAGTCATGTTAAATCTTTTAGCAGTAATCCTAAGAGGCATTATCATTTCTCCTCTTTTGATAAATATTGAGTTACCCAAAAACCTTAAAGTTTTATCTTGGTGTGATGCTGAACTAATAAAATAAATCCAACAACTTGCTTGTAGTAGGTTTTTAAAGGTAGAATCTTGAAATATCGATCTGTAACAGATAAAATATCCAGATTTTTTAGATGCCATTTTTACTCTCTTTCTCGATCATCTCGATTAATTGTTTTTTTGAATATCTATTTAACAAAGTTCTAATTATATTTGTGGTCTTTTTTTGTTTTTCATAACGCCTAGCACGATTACTAGATATTACTTCAAAGTGTTCATCTCTCATTTCAGCCATTGTTCTCTCCTTTTAGGTTAAAAAAATCATTTACTAGTTCTAAACTTTTAATTTCTTTTAGAGTCCTTTGTAATAGTTCTGCCTCAGTTCCATACATGGCCTCAAATTGTCTTTTGGTGTTATGAATACTAAAAGGGCCTACATGATGAGATGGGCAGAGTGGTATAACTTCATAGTGATTGGCCCTTTTTGAAAATCCAATGTTCCCTTTACCATCTCCTCGATTTCTAATATGATGACAGATAGCTGGTTGCTGACAAATTAAACAATTTAAACTAGCAACTAATTCTAAGTGTTTTTTTTCTTTAGCTGATGCTACTTTCTTTTTTGCCATACGATTGCTTGTTTTCCATATTTAGTTTCTCGTCTTAAACCTGAGTCTATCACAAGATTTAACTCTTGTAACTCATGGCATCTTGCACAAGCTGAACTTAAAGGTATTTCTAATTCATCAGCTATCTCATAATTAGTTAAAGATTTAAGTTTAATTAAATCATAAACTTGTTCTCTTTTAGTTTTAATCTTAGGCTTTATTGTGGCTAATGCTTCTTGGCTAGTCTTGGTGTAATTACAAGACTCGTAATCTGTATCAAATATATCTAGTTGCTTCATCTCGTTTTCTCCCTGTTAGTGGCCGACCCAAAGTAGAGAGAGGACTCTGAGTCAGCCGAACTTGTTACCAAGTTATTAGTATTTGATATGAAAATAAATACTTAGTCTTTCGACAATTCTCTCTAACATATTTTTTATTTATAATCATATCTTTAATTGATTCGTTTTTTATATCTGATTTGTTTTAAAAACAAGAAATAAAACTAATATGCGAAAAATAAAATAAAATTGCTTAAATAAGCTATATTTTACGCCAAAAATAACATTTGCATAATACAACCATTCTGGTAATTTATTTGTATGTTTAATTTAAATAAAGGAGAGAAAATGAACGAACCAACATTAAAACAAAAAAAACAATTATTAGAAGAATTAAAAAATCTTTTTAATCAATTCGAAGAAGTGGAACATAGAACTTGTTTTAGAAATTATTTTTCTAATAATTTTGTAGATAAATATTATGCTATGTCTAATGACATTGATTGGGAGATAAGTTATTTAGAAGAAGAAATACAAGAAGAAAGTAAAATAATAAAAAGCACAGATAAGCCTATTGAAACTAAAGACATTAAAGTTGATGTTAATAGATTACAAAAACTTGGAATTATAAAAGAGGGGGCATAATGAAAAAAATAGCATACTACACTTTAGGTTTTATTTTTTCAGCTTTCTGTCTTACGGCAATTATGCTAGGGTGCTTACATCAACTATCAGTAGGGAGTATATAATGAGAATACCAACTAACTCAACTTTTACAAAAGAGATGTCTAAAAGACTACAAAGAATAATTAACCCTCAAACTACCTTAGAGGAGTTACAGAATTTACAGGAAGAAGTTAATATGATTAATCCTGTAGATAGTTACTTGGCAAATCAAGTAATTAAACTGGAGAAAGACCATGCAAAAACAAATCTTCAAACTTCAGGAACAATACGACAAGAATACACAAAAAGAAAAAGTCTTGTTGGAAAAGTTACTGAAATTGAAAGAGAAAAACAAAAAGTTGGCTTGGGTGTTACATCAAGTTAAGTATCATCAACCAACTTTATAACGAGAGATAAAAAAAGATATGAAAAAAACAATACTTTTATGTGGGCTACTTGCCACCTTATTACAAGGCTGTGCCTATAAACCCATCATAGATACTAATGGGAGATCAGGAACATTTAATAATTCTACAGCAGAGAATATAACTAACGATATTATTTTATGTCAGGAACTTGCTAAGAAAAATACTAATGATTTAGTAGAGTCTTATAAAGTGGTGCATAATTGGTATCTAAGACCAAGCACTTTATGGCTAATGCCTAAAGCTGAATATACTAATCAAAAACTAATCAGAAATTGTCTTAAAGGGAGAGGACACAATGTCATTAATTAACAATAACCAAATAGGAACACCAATGCACAAAAGAACAAACACAACTATAGAAGAAGTAAATCAATCAATCCAAGAACTATCATTACAATGGAATGTTAGTGAGCAAGATAATCTTAGAATAGCAACTTGTTTAATAGGATTACAGCTTAGAAAACTTAGATTGATGAGAGGTAAAACCCAATCAAGAATCGCTAAAGCTGTTAATGTAACATTTCAGCAAATTCAAAAATATGAGAGAGGCCAAAATGCGATCTCATTAAATATAGCTAAAAAATTATGCGAATATTTAGATGTATCTATTGACTATTTCATTAAACCAATGGAAGATAAGAACTTAACATTTTTAAAAAGGAGAGAAGCTAATGTATATCCGTTCAAAAAAAGATTTGTGGAAAACCAAGCGAATCAAAGCGATCAATAAAGTGATAAGTAGAAGTAAAGCTAAGAAAGAAACTACAGAATACTATTTACCAGAATATAATAGAATATGTGTTTCTAATGCAGAAAATAAACAACAATATAAGGGAGAGAATAAATGAAGTTAAACTTACATGAAATACAAAATATACATTTGGCATTACATTCATATTCTAAATTAATAGAATATAATGAATCTAAAGAAGATACTAATTCTCGAAAGATAAGAATTAAAACAAATACAATACTAGAACTAAAAGATAAAATTGGTGTCTTTCTTGCTAAAGAAAAAAAAAAAATTAATGTAGATATAACAACAGAGGGAGAGAATAATGGCAATTCATAAAACAGAACATGGTCATACGATTGAGTTCAATGAAGAAAAACACGTCTATATTCATAACAACGAATATGTAGTTGGTATGAGTACACTACTTGGAAAGTTAGCGAGTCCAATGTTAGAGAATTGGAAGATTAGCCAACAAGTAAATGCTATCAAAACTGAAATGGAACGAGAGGGTATTCCTATAGACCAGATACAGAAGATAGTTACTAATGCTAAATCTAATGCAAAGAAACAAGGAGATAATATTTTAAATATAGGCTCTATGGTTCATAAGTTTTGCGAGATGTGGCTTAAAGGAGAAAAATTTACTGACCCAAGTGACCCTGTAATATTAGGTTGCTTTGAGAAGTTTAAAAATTTTTGGACAAAGAATAAATTAAAATTAGTAGAGTCCGAAAAAGTTTTATATCACGAAAAAGGTGTATGTGGTACTTTAGATATAATTGCTAAAGACTCACAAAATAATCTTTGGCTAATTGATATAAAAACTAGCAAAGGAATTTTCTTAAACATGGTGCATCAATTACATGGCTATCGTTATATGTATGAATGTCAAACAGGTAAGAAAATAAATAAGATGTATATAGTTAGACTTCCAAAAGATAGTGGAGATTTTGAAGCTAGACATATCTTATATAAAAAGGAACACTTAAAAGCATTTCTTGGATTACTAAGTTGTCATAAATCCGAGTTATTATTTAACGAAAGTGTGAGAGTGTACAATAAACTAAAAAAAGGAAAAAAAAATGTATCAAAATAATAAATCCAATTACTCTAAAGGGTTTTGTGGCCTTAGCCTCAAGCTATACGAAACTCAAAAGAAAGCACCAAGCTATGAATATAGTGCTTCATCAACTAAATCTAAATTCATGTGTAGTTTAACAAAAAAACTATATGGATTAACTCAAGTTATGGATTGGTATAATACTCCTGAAGTTCAAGCATATGCAAAAGATGGATATGTTTTAAAATGGGGTTCTAAAATACAAGATGCTAAAGAGAATAAATATTCTCAAACAGAGCAAGTAATATCAATCTATATGGTTAAGCCTAGACCACAACAACCTAGTGTAGATGGATTTAAACCTATAAGTCAAACTATGCCTAGATATACTGAGCAACAAATGACTCAGGCTCAACCATCAGCACCAGATCATGCTATGCCTGTTGAGAATATGTCAGATATGGACGATGAGATTCCATTTTAATGTCTGAATTATCTAAAACTCAAGACAAACTTATTAGCGATTTCTATAACTTAAAAAAAGATTTCGCTATTAAGTTAGAGGAAATACAGGCTTTGTATTTGGAAAATAAAAACTTACATAAAAAGATAGATGCTCTTGAAAAAGAAAATCATACCTTTAAACAACAAATAAAACAATTAGAACAAGAAGCAGAGGAGATGTTATTATACCCATGAGAATCTTTAACAAATCAACTAGTGAGTGGAAAGCTATAGAATTATATTATCGTAGAGAATGGATTTGCTTTACGATAGGATTTATATTAGGAGTTATACTGATATGAATTTAAGCGATCAATTATATAAAAAATTAGAAGATGCCTCTAATGATTGGGCTGAGTGGCAAAAGAAAACTATTATATTAGATGAGGGTAGAAAAGCAGTTTTTTCTTCATGTGTTATTAAACATAAAAAGTTAGTTAAGACTATGAGTGAGGCAGAACATGAAGCAAGAATAGACCCTGATTATAAAAATATAGTTCAACAATATGCTGAAGCTGAAAAAGAATTAATTAAAGCTAGATATAGATATACAAATATTGATAGATATGTCAGCTTAAAACAATCAGAGTTAAAAAGAGATTTAGCTTTGAATAGTAAGGTTTAAATGAATTCTACTAACGATATAAAGATTTGCTCCCTATGTAATCTCCATATGAGTTTAGTAGATAGAGCCATCAGGGAGACTTGGTGGCTTGTTAAAAGAATTTTAGGTGTTTTTAATTATGGTTTATATAAACGGCCATAAATATCTTTGAGCCTAAAATAGCTAGGGTGGATTTGATCTCTCTCTTTACCACCCTAGTTTCTAGTAATATCAAAATGTTTTAAATCAGTATCTTCGTGGATTCCTGTATAAGAATATTCGTAATTAATTAAATCAACATCACTTCGTTTTTTTATTTCTTCGACCATATCATTAACTTTAGTGAAGTATGGAAAAGTATCTATGAATCTAAAATTAACATAAGAACCATAAGGATTGTTATTGGTTTCTAATTGTAGTTCTAAATCTGTTATAACGAAATCAACTTTTACTTTGTCCATTCGGACATATTACTTCTTTTTGTTTCGGTTTAAAACCTTATCTGTCATTTTGGTAGAAAATGTTGCTGTGAATACAATAATTACTAAATACCATACACTATCAGGTAAATCGTTTATTATTCTTACCCATTCTTCAAAATTATCTCTAGTGCTATCAAACCAGCCTGTACTTAACATTCCAACAAGCCATAGCATTAATATTTCGTCTTTCCAAGATTTATCTTGGCTTTTTATTCTTTGAACATCAACTTCTTTACAAGCCTGTATTTCAGCTTCTCTAATAGTTTTTACTTTTTCTGCTCTATGTTTTAAATGGTCAGTTACTTTACTAACTGCTAATTTTGTTAAAGGATTATTTAATAAGCTAAATATCATAAATAAGTATTACTTGTTAAAAAAATTAATGTTGTCCAATATACCACAAGAATAGAATAAATTAAATAAGTGAAGTTCATTCACTCCTAATATTCCTTATTTTTTATTTTTCAACTCTTTTGCTAGTTCGCAGTAATGAATTATCTTATTCCACTTTTCATCTGGGTTTTCGCCTTGCTTTTCTCTCAAGCAGTATTTTATAATATTTCCTTGTATGAAATCCAGCTTATTTGCCACTATAAACTCTATAGGCTGTATGGAATACGACTTGTAGTGCTTCCCACCTATTTGCTTATCAGTAGCCCTCTCTGTGGCTCTGTGTGGCTTTAACTTAGACGATTTTGCCAATCCAATCCCCTTTTTCATTCAAAACCATTGGGAGTAGTCTTGGAATACCATTTATGATAATTCCACAACCTATAATGAATCTTGTTCTAAAGTTTTTAGCATAATTAAATGCCATAGATTTTTGATCTATCAAACAACCTACATTCATTCCAAAGAATAAGTTATCTGGGTTAGCCCACCAAGATATTACAAATTTTGTATGATAGTGTCCTTGTACTGCTGACATACCCATAGTTTGAGAAACTTTTAAAACATCTGCCGATCTACCATGAGTAAAAAAACATCTTTGGCCATTAGACATTGTAAGTGTTAAATCATCTACCCATTTCCATTTTTTTGTTTCTAAAAAATCTCCATATTCTTTTAAATATGCTCTAGGCAATCCATGTTTTAATGCTCGTCTATAGATCATAGATGAGTGGTTAGAATCTACTTCTATAAGTTTTGGAAATATACTTTCTAATTCTTTTACATATTCTTTTGCTTTATCTAGTTCCA